ACGAACTGTAGAACTAGCCATTTGGATATCCTCGCTCGACTCTGCGAATACCTTCCTTGATATTTTTAATTGCTTCGTTCCAAGCCGCTGGATTGGTTGGATCAAGGTTTCCGGCAATGTGAAGCTCTAGAGTTCCGATTGTGATCGACGCGGTCGCCGGGGCTCCGACCTCCGCCGCGCGGGAGATACCGTTTGCTGGCCCCTGTAAAGGCGTGACAGAGCTTGCCAGGGCTTCCGCGTTCGACGGGAAGGAACTAACGATGCCAAGCGTAGCGGAAGCCGCCAAGCTATTAGCGGAATTGCTAAGCGCCACATTCGCGCTACCAAGACCATTCTGAATATCTGTGGTCAACCCGCCAAGAAATGATTCAATAATGCTTTGCTTAGACTGCAGACCTTGCAAGAGACCCAGCATAATTGCTTCACCCGCTGGGATAAGCAGCCTCCGGTCCTTCTCCAGCGGGCCCTTGTTATTCCGAACCCAATCCGCCACTCCACCCACCCAGTCACGGACGGCGCGGAAAGCATCCTTAAGTCCATTCAGGAATCCCGTAATCACTGCTTTACCAGCATTCCAGAGCCAGCGACCAGCATCCTTCACCAAATCCCAAATTCTACCCGGCAAACCTCTAACCCAGTCAACTACATTGTTGACGCCCCGCTTTACCGCATCATTGATTCTATTCCAAACATCGCTGATAGCAGTTACCCAGGGCTGAATATTCTCACGCCACCAATTAGTTACACCAGTCCACGTGGTCTTGATAAAGTTTACAATTGCATTCCATGTGTTGCTTACACCAGTAGAAATCGCATCCCATACCGCCTGGAATGCTCCTGCAATTGGGTCCCAAATTGCATGGAATGTAACAACAATTTCACCCCAGATTCTGGTTAACTCTGCCAGAATCCAATTCCAAGCCGTAGTCACCCCCGCAACAACAGCATCCCAAATCATCTGGAAGAATCCAGAAATCGGGTCCCAGAATGCATGGAATGTCATCAAAATCTCGCCCCAGATTCTCTTGAGATGCCCGAGAATCCAGTTCCAGGCTGCAGTTACTCCTGCGACAATTCCATTCCATATGGCAATAAGAACAATTGCCAGGCCACCAAAAATAATCGTAAGAACATCATAAATAATTTGGGCAATAGATTTAGCAATATCGACAAGAGGCTCCCAGATGAATCGGAAAGTCTCAACCAGCCAATTCCAGCTATCCTCTAGGAAACCAGAAATTGAATTCCAAATAGCCTTAGTTGTGCGTTCAATGTCCTCCCAGATTTCAACAAAGAAATTTGAAACTCCGTCCCAAATGGCCTTTGCATCCGAAACAATATCATTCCAAATGCGCGTAAAGAAACTAGCAATGCTATTCCAAGTTCTAACAAAGAAATCTGAAATAGCACCCCATACCGTTTCTGCAACGCTCTTAATCCATTCCCAAGTAGCTTTGAGAGCTGGAGCGATTTTGTCCCAATTCTCAACAATAATCCAGGCCAATGCTGCAATAGCAATTACGATGGCTGTCAAGGGGAATGTACTGACTAAGAAAAACAAAACTCGAATAACTTTGATTACAGATCCTATAGCTGTAATCAGAGTCCCAAGTACAGTTACTAAAAGTCCAATGCCAGCTGACAGAGCCGACATAGTAATCGACCATGCCAAAAAGAATCCAACCAAAGGTCCCAAAACTGGTGCCATCGCAGAAAGCGTGCTTGCCACTGCCTCTAAAATTGGCCCCAGAATTTTAATCGCAACAACCAAAACAGCGCTGATTGTAGTCGCCATCTCTTTCAAGAATGGCAGCAACGCTTTGATAATTGGGCCAAGCTCAGAGATCCCGGCGCCGAGGACAGCCTGAGTGACGCTGCTTAGAGTTTGTAGTAGATCCACAAAAGTCTGCAGAATTTCCTGTCCCTCTGCAGACATCAAGAAAATCTTGATTTGCTGTGTCATGGCCTCCACAGATGCAAGGAAGCCATCAGAGTTGCTATCAAAAGCATCAAAGACAATATTGAAGATTTGTCCGATGCTCCAAATAATTTCAATCAAGCTTTTTAAACCAGCGACACCATTGCGAATCCAGTCTGCCAAAGCCCCTGATTCGCGAGCTTCATGGATGAATTTTGCAAATCCAATAGTTGCCGAATTTAGCTGGCCGGAGAATTCTGCAAACACTTGCGCGGATACCACAAAGATATCCATAAGAATGGAAAGAATGGGCTGAACCAAAGGTCGCAAATTTGTTAACGTCTGCTCAATTGCATCGAAAATCAAATTCACGTCTTGAATTGTCGAAACCTGCTTAAAGAAGTTGGAAACCTCTTTTGCCATCCCATTAAGCAGAGAAGCGACATTGCCAAGCCTAGTCTGCAGCAGAGGCATCCAAATTCTAGCAAGATCACGAATCTCTTCTGCAGATCCGGCAAAGAGTCTATCCTGCACAGCTCGTCGGAGTCTATCCCAGTTGTCGCGCAGCCCTCGAATCTCCCGCGCGGCAGCCTGCGCATTCGGTGCAAGGTTCTTTAATGCCTCTTCAAATTTTGCGTCGTCACCCATATTCTTCAGAGCATCAGAAAATCCCTGAAGACCAATTGTCACGGCTGCTGCTGATACGCCAATAACCGAAAGCGCGCCGGGAATCAACCCAAGCAATCCCGAAAGCTGAGTTACTGCATCGCCCAGTCCTGCCACCAATAAGATCAGACCCTGGATTACAGCGGCTCCAGCACCCAGCTTGAGAATTCCCCGAGTCAATGCCAGAGCCGCTTTGGTGCCAGTTCTGAAAAATGCAATTAATGCGCCAAGAGACAGGGCCATGTTTGCAATAACATGTATGGGCCTACTCCAGCCATTGATTGTTTTGCCAATAGTGGTAAGGCTGGGAATGAATCCTGCAACAGCCTTCATCCCATTTGCCAAGAATGGAAACGCTGCAGCAAAACGCCTTATGATTGCAGTGCTTCCGATGAGTCGCCCGATTTGCACTATTACTCTGCTAATCAACGGTGTAAGATTTGTGAAAAGAGTAATAGCTGCAGACAAAGTAATAATTTGCTTGATGATTCTTGGGAATCCCTGAACACTCCTGGGAAGTCCTCCCAGCAATAGTCCCAGGGATCCAAAAATTCCCATGACGCCACGGAGCTGCAATGAACTTCGCGTCAAGAAACCAATAGAGCGGCTAAACCCAAGCAGAATAGCCGCTCCACCGGCGAGTAAACCCGTGAAGGAAACAATTCTTTTTGCATTGTCTCCAAAATCTGTAGCAAAGCTTCTTGCTGCAGACGCTAGCTTGTGAAACATTCCAATAAGATCATCGACGAGCTGCTCCAGCTCGCTAAAACTTTCTTGCGCCTGCTGCGTACCTCTGTCATCATAATCAATGACGATGTGGCCCCTGGCCCGTCCAAGGTCATAATCCGTGATCGGACTCACCCCATCTACAGAGAAGCAGCTGGATCTTTAAACATCCCCTTTGCGCCAGGTTCCCAAAGCCACTGCGTTAGAATCAAGCTTTGCTTTGCCTTGGCGCTGCCAGGCTTTTTAGCCTTGTTGGCAACCTCTTCAAGTTGCCGCTCCAAGGTTGAGCCAAATAGCCAAATGGCCCTGTTGAAGCAATAAGCGTGAATTTTATTCTGCAGACCCAACAGATCCGCTGGCGTCTTCCGGAGACTCTGGCTTGTCTGCCAAATCTCCCAAATCTTCCTCGGACTCTTCACGAAATTTTTCCAGACCCTCCATGCTCTGGAACACCTCCCCAAAGATCCCCATCTTGTCTCGCATGGGAACAAGATCAACATAGTGCCCCCGAGCATCGCGCTCTTCAGGCAAAAGCTTCCGTCGCCCAGTTGGATTTTCTGCGCTGACGTTATTCGGATCAACAATGTATGGGTCGAGCAAAGCAGGGGAAATCACGCAGCGCATGACGACCTTGTCAAGCAATTCAGTGATTTGTCTGAATCGATTCTTGTCCCGCATCAATCCGAGCATCGACTTGCGCTCAGCTTCTGCAGAAGCGATGGCAGCACGCTCGCGTTCACGCTTGGACTTCTTACCTGAAACGCGCTCGATATGCTCTGTCTGCACCAAGGCGGTGAGGGAGTCAATTTGGTCTACAATGTCAAGCTCAACGAGGTCTTCCATATCAAGCTCTCGGAGCAAACATTTTGCGCCAGAAGAAGTGGTGAACTCCCGAGTGGCATTCTTCGGGGTCCATGCAGAAATATTGTAATCGGCAGGCATCCTGGTGCTCCTTTTGCCGTATTCCTAAATCAGGAAGCTGGAGTAGTGGCTGTTACAGTGTTTGAGTAGGAGGAAATGGACCCAGTCTTCTTGGAAACCATCCGCCACTCATAATCAGTGCTCGCAGTCAACCCGGTAATCGTGGTAGTGGTCACATCTCCAGGCTGTCCACCTCTTCCAGAAGTTACCGGAGACCAAGCGCCAGCCTCAACTCGCTCGTAAACTTGATATCCAGTTGCATCTGAAACATCCACCCAGTTGAGAACCTGGGAATCCACCGTAGTTGCCCCCTTGGTGACAACGGGGGCAGCAATCAGCGAAGGATTCGGCACCGGCGAAGTCGGAATTGCAACAGCAGTCTCATTCTGGATGTGATCATAAAGCAAATCGAAATTGGCATCCAAAAGCGGAAGGCCAACACCGCTTGCAGAAGTCACGAAGAATTCACCATCAGAGAATGTGCCCTCGACCGTGTCATTCGCACGACAACGATAAACGATGCTATGCACATCGCCGCCGCTGTCTGAATATGCCTGCCCTTCCATCCGAAAGAATTTGCGAGAAGCCGTGCTAAACTTTCGCATGATAACGCGTCGGTTCGGCGTCAAGCCTTCTTCAATAACTACGCCACCGGTCAAAATCGACCAAATGACGATATCATATCCACCGGCTTCCAAAGACCACTCAACCTGCGAGCCTCGCCCGCGCGTGGTTACTGTGCGGTCATCTCCTCGAAGCTCTTGGAATTCCTCCGTCTCAGAGAAAGCGAAAGTTTGCATGTTCGGGAGGTCATAAGAAACGTCCCCAAGAACAGTTCCGCCTTCATCAGCGTATGGAGTAAGCTTGCAGTCTCGAATGCCATAAGGCAGAGCTGTTGCCAGAGGACTGCTCATCGTTCCCTCCCTGGATCTTTATACCGCCTGGTTTCAGGGCCTTCCTTGAATTTGTCGAAATACCATCTGTGTATCACAACAATTTCAGGAGACTCTTTGCAAAAGACTGAGTTGCACTTGAATTCAATCCATCCGGGCCCGATAACACCATGGAGTTTATTCCCTGTGCATCTCAAGTCTTCCTGCATCACTTTCCTTCAGGAATTGCAAATGCCCCGTCTCTACGGAGTGCAGTAATTGCAGCGGAATTCAAGTCGCTGAGAGGCACCCTGTATTCATTGGCTGCGTTCCATACGACTTCAGACTGATCCTTAACTCGCGCCATCTCCCACTGTTCGGCTGTAATTCGCCTCTCAGTGGCCCGACCCTTGTACTCGATGTAATCTGCATCAGATTCCAATTCTTCAACAGATTCACGTGGGCGAACTGCCTGCAACGCACCCGGCTTGCTGGTAATATCCTCCTCGACAATTTCGGCCTTTTGGTCAATGGGCGGAGCATCCTGAGGTGCAGTGCTTCCGTCTGAAGCTGGCTGCTGGCGATTAGCCATTGGTACTCCCAACTTTGGTATTCACTTCAAAAATGGCATACTTCGTGAGGGTATCATAACCCTCGTCGCTGGCATCAGGCCCCATACCCTTATATTTTGCCTGCACAAAAATATCACCGTCGCCCCCGGTAACAAATGCAGCTTCTTCTAAAATATGCTTTGCTCTAAATAACATAGTTCGCAGAGCATTGAAATTTACTCCAGCAGATCTGCTGCGATGCGCCCAAACAGTCAAAACTTGGATGTCTCCCAAGACATCCAAAGTCTCTTCCCATCGCAACACAAAGAAATACCCATCAGCTTCAATCGGGGGACGACGAGATCCTTGCATTGCATATGTTGGAAATATATGCTTCTCAGTGATATTGAATGGCGCATCACCAAGTACAGAATCGTTGCCAAGCATCTCAATTACAGCAGCCCGACTCATCGCAAATCACCAAACAAATCTTCCAACTGCTTCATAGTTTCTCGCCCAATAATCCGCAGCGTTGGTAGAATAATCTGGTAATCCCCGGAATTGGCTATTTCAAGCCAAATGCCATAAGCAACGCTGTGAGATAGCAAAATCTCACGTTGCGATTTGTTTCGAGAGAATCTAGAATACAATCCGTTGCGAGCAGCCCCAGTCCTATCAGTCCAAGGAGCATTCAACTTCATGTAAGCTTCCCCGCGCTGGGATTGTGACACCATTATAATGTCAATGCGCTGATCGACCTGTTGGCTCAGCTGGCCGAGCCGACGGGGAATTTGCCCTGAATTCCAATAGAATGGCATCTCAACCCCCTTTCACCTTATCGCCATACGCGGATACGCCAAACCTACGTTCATAGTCATTGCGAGGAATTTCCTTCTTGATCTCCCATCGCTGACCCTGTTCGTCTTGAAACCAGTCGCCCTCTTCAATATCTGCATCCCATTCGGATACAATGGTGAAATCGAATCTGGTTTCTTGCCCATCTGAAGTTAGTTGCAATCCCTCAGCGCCAGCGAAGCTGCTGGCACTTCCCTTATACACCAATTTTACCACTTGCGAGGGTAAAGCTGGGCCATCAACATACTCAAACTGATTTCCAGGCAATTCAATTTTGGTGCGGCGATGCGGCGTAATTGTGTGCGGGTCATCGTCAATGAAGGCTTTGGTAAGTCTTCTGTTGACATCTAGACCTCGCTGTACCATTACACTCTCGCAATCGGCCTTGATCGAATTCCCGCAGTTGTCGCGGGCGGATTCTCCTCTTGCTCAATTCTCCCTTGGAACAACTTGGCCATCTCAAGAGCGCTCTTGTGGATCTGAGACAAAGCCCTGGAAGATCCAGACTCGCTCATATCGACATATTCTGAAGTGTCAGCAGCGACCTTATCCCAGTACCGCAAAAGCATTGCGTTCTGAGAAATTCCATCATCAATCAACTGACCGATGAGTTCGTCGGTCCATCCATAATCGGCTGCATTCTTTGGCAGCAGATTCTTAAAGGCACTAATTTCATCTTGGGTTGCCATTATTCTCCTGCCAAAAAGGCGGGTCTGAGGGTCTGCCTCAGACCCGCCTTGACCGACCTTATTCTTCAGACTCCTGCGTTTCCCGCTTCAGCGCATCCAGCATACGGCGCTGAAGTTCAGGCTTGTTACCAGAAGTCGAGAGGCTCCGAGCAGACAGCTGCTCTCGCAGATCAGCAACCGTAGCCTTCTCCACATAAGCAACATCGTCAGGGTCATCACCCTCCTGCTGCTCAATGGGCTCTGGCTCCTCTTCGTCTTCTTCATAAACATTATCACGAACAGCATCTGGGTCCATCTGCAGAGGGATTCTCTTGCCCTTCTGCTCTGCGATCATTCGCTGCTCGATTTCATAACGCTCGTCATCGCTCAACTCTGCCTGTGAACGCGAGTCAGCGTATGCAACTTCGCCGTGCCGACCACGCGCCTCAAGATAATTGCGATCCTCATCGGACAGCGGTTGTGTGAGATCAACTTCCCGACTCATCAGATCAGACCTCCGCCCCGAGTGTAGGCAGCCGGAACCGTATATGTGGTGCCAGCCACGAGCTGCATAACTACACCACCACCACGCTGTCTTACGCCAGTTCCGAATCCACGGCTGTAGTAAGAGTCAACCAGAGGATAACGCTGCTGGTTGCCAGGAAGCAGGCGCAGGCCACGGTAGGCAGGATTTGCATGCTCTCGCAAGCCAACGAGGTTTTGCAGGTTTCCGGTACCGCCAGTTCCGAACATGAGGAAGTATCCAGCAGGGATGTAATCTTCCTCAATCAGAAGGATGTCCATGTAGGAACCCGTCACCGGCAGACCATTCCAAGTCGCCGGAGGCCGAGAGCCAAGCAAACCAGCCTCGTTCGGCACAATCATGGTCGGCTGCGTTGGGGCAGGAATGAAGTCGTAATTCGCAGTGACGCTGTTGTTATTCACAGCGCCCGCGCGAAACTTCCGAACTTCCTTCATCTCACGCGCATTCAGAATGGCAACAAAGGTGGTGCCATTCTCGCGGTTGTAACCGTGATGGGCAATGTGCTCGTACGCGTCCTCAAGGTCGCCTGAGTCAATCAGCGTGTAACCACCACCACCAGCAGCAGTGTTGCTGGTGAGGTAATGAGAGTGCGTTCCCAAGAATGTGTTATTCTTGTATGGCGGCGGAATCATGCCATCCGCGTTGTACAGCGGATACACACGGTAATTCTGGTGATTGATGTCTGTGACACGGTTGCGATTATCGAAAATCGCTTCCATCACCTTGCGGAACACAAGGCGACGGTCTGCATCCAACATTGCCTGGTGAACCGCGTCGACCTGACGCTGATCCGCATCACGGAGGAATCGCCACGTGTATCGGATTGCAGCGTCGTAGTCCTCGAAGTCATACGCCATCTGAACGTAATCGACGCCGATACGGCTTGCCTTCGGGATGCCATACTCGGAGGCAATCTCGAACTCAGCATCGCCGACGACAGGAACGTTCTCGATCAGCTGCTGCACCGGGTAGGTGAGAATATCCACCAGAGTCTGTCGACGCTGGTTGTATGCTTCCAGAACCGCCTGGTAGTCGGCCCACAAAGCATTGATATCAACGCCATCAGTAGTCCTAACCGGCAGAATGTCAGACTCATCATGGTAGCCACCCTCGCCGCCCACGATTGCCTGGAATAGATTGAACTCAGTCCAATCTACAAGGCGATGGCCTGCCACCGGATCAGCGGAGAATGGAGCCGCAATGATTCCTGGCTTGAAAAGCGGATTGACCAAAGTACTCGAAGCCATGTTTTCGCCCCCTCTCACGCGCTCGCCGTTGCGCCAACATAGCGCATGATGAATCGAGCACCCTTGGTTGTTGAAACCTCTGCAGTGAAGCCGAGAGGCACCGTTCCTGCGGGTTGCGTTACACCACCGGCACCCGTTCCCACAACAACAGCGCCCGAGGATGCTGTGCCATAGTAATTGGTGCCAGCAACACCGGCAACACCTGCAGTGGTTTCCCACTCAAGAATCTCACCACTGGTCATGACATCTACGACCTGACCTGCGGCCTTTGGCATGGTAAGAATCATCACGCCCTTGATACCAGTCACCCCAGCGCCCTTGACAACCTGGCCGCTGGCATTCAAACCAACGGCAAAAGGCTGTCCAAGGTCAGCATGGTTCCTGTCGGGCAAACCGCCCGTGTAACCGAAGTCCGCAGCGAGTACGGCCCGAAAGCCATTCGCATACGGCTCATACTTGTCGTATCTCGCCACCAGTGATGTCCTCTCCTAGAACCGAAAACGCTTCGCAGCATCTTCCTTCTGTGCGCCGCCGCTATCACCGCTGAAGTTGCCTCCAGTAGATCCATTCTTGCTGGCTGCGGGCTGCTTCAGAAGAAACTTGTGCTTGCTAGCCAAAGCTTTTACTGCCTTATCCAATCCTTCAACCGATCCATCATCGGACAATTCCAAATCTGAACCATGCTCTGCTATAAGGAGCGTAAGGGCTGCAGCAGGAGATTCCCAATCATACTTCTCCCTCGGCAGCTTGAGAAAAGCAAGCTCGACCTGCTGATCTCTCAACCTTGCTGTCAACTCTAAAATTGTCTTCTCTGCCTTTGTGGCTGCAGTTTGCGCCTTCTGCAGCTCAGTCAAATCCTTTTGCCTGATAGCCTCAAGTTCTTTGTCCCGAGCTTCAAGCGCATCTAGCAATTCACGGTTCTTGCGACGACGACTTGCATTCTCCCGAGACAACTCTTGGTTCTTCAACCAAGCCTTGTACTCCTTGGGATTAGTGGGTGGTTCCTCCTTGGAATCACCTTCATCATCTGCATCGTCATCTGCGCCCGAACCGGAGCCACCGGCGTCCTTATCGTCATTTTCACCGCCAGAATTGCCTTCTCCATCAGATCCGAAAATCGGATAGATTGGCTCTCCGTCAATGAAAGCGATGGGCGTCTTCCTCAGAAGCATTGCCTGGCCCAGCCATGGCATGCGAGCTATGCGACGCTGCCGCATCAGAGTGAACCTCCGGGTTCAGGGTAAGTCTACCGTATCCCCGGAAGCATAGCGTAAAACAAAAATTGCTGTTGTGAATAGCCTATCCGGCCAATTTTCCGGCAGAAGCAATATCTGCAGAAAAATTGCTGTCAAAGTACGCGTCATACAGCCCAAGTCGGAGATTCTGGTTGAATTCCGCAACACTTGGTAGTTCAGGAATTACATAACAAAGACATTGAGGATGCGGCTTATTTGGAACCATGTTCACAGGCCAAATGCCTGCACCCAGACCATTTTCCTGTAAAGCATATTTATTGCAATCATCAGGAATCTTATGCGTATCACTGAGCTTCCAGCGCATGCCATTAATCCACGGCTTATCCCGCGCGGAGTCAACTGCTTGAGCATGGTATGCATTGTTGATTTCAGTACGAGCCAACCTCTTCGCCGCAAAGCTAACTCCACCTTGCGTATCTGGCCGAATCATATCTCTGACTTCAGCCGCTAGTTCCGCTGCTGTAGCTCCACGAGCCAATGCTGAGTTCACAGTATCAGAAACCCATCCATTGCTCAAATTCTGTGAGCGATAAACTCGCTGGCTCAAAGTCTGTTGTGTCTTAAATACTCTCGCCAGCATCGCATCAATGTTCTTGTCAGAACTATCAAGCAAATATTGAAGAATGGAATTTCTCTCTGCGGCATCAGGGATTGCCCGAGACAGCAAATATTCTTCCCAACTGAAACTTTGCATAACTGCAGCAGCCTGCGCATCTGCTCGCCCAGAGCGCACCAAATCCCCAATCTGCTTCCATACATATG